CTCCGCCGCCTCGACATAATAACCGCGCAGTTCGGGATGGTCGAACGAAAAGGCGTTCACGCTGCGCGGCGCGACGCTTTCCGCCGTGCGGTTGTCGATGTGGTTTTCCGGTGCATAATTCCCGCCGCGCTGCATATCCTCTCCCTTGACACCACCGTTTTCCTGTGTTACAGTGGGGTCAAGAGATACCGGTGCTTGCACCGTATCCGTTGAAGCGTCTCCGCTTGCTACGTGGTCGAGATCACCCGAAAGGGCAGAAGTCCCGTCTGATGCAGGCGAGGGTGCTTCGGTGGAGCCCCCTGTATTTTCGGGCGCAACTGCTTCGGCGGTCGTCCGCGTTGGGGGCTCTATTTTTATGTCCTCAACTTCGCTTATTGTATGTCCGTAATACTTGTCGCCCACGTTCGTGTTTTTTACTCGAATGTGGGCATTGTACTGTTCGCCGTCAATTTTGATGGGGCTGTCGTAGTATTCAAACGTCGGGATACTGTTTGCTGTTTGGGGATGGTAATTCCCAGCTTCGGCAACCTTGTGTCCGTTTTCAATCAATTCTGGGATGTGGAATCCGCTTGCATATTTTTCATAGGGGATATTCCCGCTGAGGAACTTATCGAGCCCTTTTCGTGAAATGCCGATTTGCCGTCCTGTCTCTGCATTGGTAACGACAGTTGGGAAATTCTTCTTTGCAAAGTCAATGAAGTATGTCCTTGCATGGTTAAAGTTCTCGAGAATGTTGCGGGAGAAGAGATTCGTATTTGCCGAAACCGCACCTTTTGACGCGCCCTGTGCGCCCTCTGCGGCGTTTTCCTGCGCGGGTGTGAAATTACCCTCGCTCGTCGCTTGACGCGCTCCTGCGTCAATGTCCGGCGTTTCTGCGCCATTGCCGCGCCTGTTCATGGCGTTCAGCATCGCATTGACGCCGATCTGACCGCCGCCGAGCGCACCGCCGACGACCGCGCCGCCCGCAAATTCCTCTGCCGCCGTCCGCGGGTTCAGAATGGCGTCGCCGTCCGAAAGGGAAGCGAGCTTGTTGCCCTTGTGGTACACGCCGTTCTGCAAGGCGCGTTCAATGACGCCCTGCACCACTTCTTCCTTGCCCTCATCCACGGCGGAATCGACCCACGCTTTCCACGCGTTCGCACCGTGCTTCAGCTCTTCCGGCAGCTTTTGAATACCGCCGCCGACCTCGACCGCCGCATTTAAAAGGCCGTTGCCCATCGCATAGAGCGCCGCCTTCGTGCGGGCTTTGTTGTTCTCCGTGCCGGTCTTCGCCATGTCATCCATTGCCTCGTCATAGCTCTGTCCAACGACCTGAGAAAACGCCGTCCAGTAGTTCGGGTCCTTCGCCATCGCCGTCACGCCGCGCCGGATCGTGCCCGCCATGCTCGGGGTCATTTTCGCCGTTGCCTGTGCGCCGAGCCCCGCCGTGCTTGCGCCCGCAGACGCGCCCGCCGTCAGGTAGGCCATGACCGCCTGCGGCACTGCCGCGACCGTCGCAGAGCCGTACTTGTCCAGCAGTTCCGCCGCCTTGCCGCCCTTTGCGACGTTTCCGGCGTATTTCTTCTGCGTTTCCTGCCCCTCGTTCTTGATGCGCTGCGACAGCTTATTGAGCGGGGCAGTGTCGGACAGATCGCCGAGCTTCTGACCGGAAAGCAGCTCGAACGGTGACAGCAGCACGTCCTCGGCCATCGCCAGTGTGCTGGCAACGCCCTGTGCTGCCTGATTGACACCCTTTGCCACAGCGCCCGCAACGCCCTTGCCGAGAGAGTATTTGTTTGCTCTCTCGGCATTGTTTTTCTTGAGCTGGTTCGCCACCACCTGCGCCTGTGCGCGCCGCTGCTGGTTCGCGCGGTTGGTATAGTGTTTGCTGCCGCGCTCGGCGGTGTTGGTTTTCTTCTGCGCGGCCTTCTGATTCGCCGAAATGATGGCAGAGGTCAGCGCGTCAGTCTTCTTCGTTCCGGACGCCGTTTTCTGCTGATTGCTCAGCGAACGACGCATAGGAGTGGACTGGGCGGCGGATTTCGCCGCCGTCATCTTTGTCTGCGTGCCGCTCTGCGCGTTCTTCGTGGCCTTACCATCTGCGACCAGCTGCCGCAATACGGGGTTTACCGCCATGCGCCGTCACCTCACGTTCTTTCCTGCTTGTTGACCAGCCCGCTGTTTTTCTGCTGCTGGTTCAGCCACGCATAATAATAGTCCTTTGCCGTCGCGCCGCCCGCCGCCGCCTTGGTCGCAGGGCCCCAATAGCCGTCCACAGCGATCTTCTGCCCCGCGGGCAGATACTTGTTCATATCCCGCTGTAACTGCTTGATCTGCGCGCTCGTCAGACCGCCGTTGTCATAGCTGACCTTGCCGGTGGTGGTCGTCTTGCTGGGCGTCGTGGTCGTCGTTCCGGCTTTTCCGGACGTGCCGCCGCTATATGTACCGCCAGATGCGCCGGACGTCCCGCCGGAGCCGCCGGACGAGCTGCCGCCGATGCCGTAGTAATACTGCATTGCCGTCATGACCTCATCCGTGCGAATGCCGTTTTTATAGGCCGTGTACGCCTGCGACGCCGTCAGGCTGGGCTTTACCGTCGGCTGAGACGACGCGGCTCTGTCCGCCTCCATCTGCTTGAGCGCGAGATCATACTCCATCTTCGCCTGCGCCTGCTTGAGCGCTTTTTCGCTCTCGCGGATCTGGTCTTCTCGCTCAAGACCCTGCACGCGCACCAGCTCGTTATAGAGCGCCTTAGCAAGCTCTGCCTGCCCGTTCGCTCTCGCCTGCGTGATGGCGTTCGTGTACTCAATGGTCAGGTTCTTCTTGCGCAGCGATACGTCGGCGCGGGCGTTGGCTTCTTCCTCGCCGATGCTTGCAAGGTCGCGCTGCATCACGCTCGAGCGGGCAAGCTCTGCCTGCCCGTTTGCGCCGGAAGAAAGACCGTTTGCCGCCGCACGCTCGTCCCACACGCGCTTTGCAAGAGCGTTCTGTGCGGCGATGCGGTTGCGCTGCGGATCATAAATGCCGCTCAGCCGCGCTTCCTCGTCCTCAAGGCTCGCGTTGTTCTTCTCATAGGCGTCTTTCAGCCCCGCAAGCTCGCCCTCGAGCGCGCTTGCGTACTGCTTCTTGAGCCATTCACTCAGGTCGTACCCGCTGCCGCCGCCGCTCGTGCCGTTGGTCGAACCGCTGCCGCCGGTCGAACCGCTGCCGCTCGTGCCGCCGGAGATCGCGTCGGGCAGCAAACCGGAAAGATTGCCGTTCACGCCGCTGGCGTTCGGCAGTTTGCCGCCCATACCGGCATCCGTGCCGCTGCTGCTGCCGCTGTCAAGCCCGTTCTGCCTGCGCCATTCCATGACCTTGTCATAGTCCTCGCGCGACGCAGCGCGTATATCCTGATTGTACAGGTCAGAGCCGGGGCCTGCGTAGCGATGTCCGGTGTCGAGGTAAAGCAAATCCTCGCTGCTCACGCCCGCATCGTTGTCCGCCTTGGCGGGGGTGAGTCCGGGGGTGTAGCGGGAAGACGTGCGCAGACGGCGCGTGATGTAGCCGTTATCGCCATAGGTGCACTCCCACGTGCCCTTCGGAGAGGTGAGGATGACCGTCTGACCGGCGCGAGACATATCGCGCTGCGTCATATCGGGCTGGCCGGTGTCGTCCATGCGGACGTAGCCGCCGTCGCTGGATGCGTAGTCATCCCACGTGCCGTTTGCCAGTTTCTTCGTCAGGGCTTCGTCCTCATAGTAGCCCCAGTGGCCTTCGCCGTCCATGCCGTAGTAGCCCGTGCCATGACCGGCGTTGTCGATCCAACCATCCGTATCGGTCATGCTGTTGTGCCCCCAGCCCTTATACACGAAGTCGCCGTAGTTCGGGGCATAGCCGCTCTTCTTGCGCCACTCGTTATAGAGGTCTTCGTTCGTCCGCGCGTCTCCGTTCAGGATGTTGATGCCCTGCGCGTTTGCCTTATTGACGCGCGCCTGCGCCGCCTCACGGAATTCGTTGATGTCCTTGGCATTGAGCATCAGCTTGCCGTAGTCGGTCGTATCGGTCGACCAGTCGTGCAGCGGCAGAATGTCGCCGTTCGGCGCACGCGTTGTGCCAGCAGCCAGATTGACGCCGGACGGAATGACGTCCGCGCCGGGGAAGTAGCGGTTGCGCAGCTCGGCGTCGGAGGGCGTGCTCACGCCCGGCGTGCGCACCGTCGTGCCGCCGCCCGAAGAACCGGACGAGCCGCCGTACTGCTGCTGCGCCTTGTTCAGCTCGCTCATTTGCTTTTTCGCCCACTCAGCATTGCCGCCGCCCTTGGAGATCAGGCCGTTTAAGTAGCTTCTTTCGTTGTCCCATTTGGTATTAGCATTATATGCGCCCATCGGCTTACCGCCTTTCTTACTTCATCGTCGCAAGCTTTCTTACCAAGTCGCTGCCGTACTTGTAGCTTTCAAGGTAATCCAGCGTCGCGTCCACCAGCCCCGCGCGCGCCTTGAGCATCGCGCGGTAGTCCGGCTCTGCGAGTTTCCCGTGGAACTCCTTCTCCCACTTGCCCGCGTTCTCCTTGCCGGACCAGTACGCGGGGCACAGCTTGCCCGTCACGTCGAAGTGGCGGATGACGTTGCTCTCGGGGATGTTGTACTTCTTCATCAGAGCTTTCGTCAGCTCAAGTGCCTGCGCGACGGTCTTCGCGCTTGGCGCGTAAACGCCGTCCTTCTTCGCGTCGCACAGCTCAATGCTGATGCTGTTTGCGTTCAGGCAGCGCCCGTGCAGCGTTCCGCCGCCCGTCTGCGGACAGGACGGGTACTTCTTCCCGCCGACCGCCCACGCAACGCGCAGATCGTCCACGCTCTGCACGATCTCATTTGCATCGACGAAGTAATGCGCGCTGGTCTTCACGACGTTACCCGCGTAATACTTGGCGTTGTTCATCGCCGTGTCGCCGTCGTTGCCGGTGTAGTGGATGACGATGTAGCGGATGCCGCTCGCCGCGCGCGTCCCGCCGACGTTGCCCGCGTTGGCCGGGTATTTGCGGATATTCATTGTCTTACGCCCCCTTGTCAATGGCGTCCTGCGTCTTCTGGCTCTGCGTGCCGAAGTAGAACGCGATGATGACCGCATAGATCGTCATAAAGTCCTGCGAGATGTTGCCCGTCACCGCCATATACGCGAAAACGCCCGTCAGTACCAGCGTCACAATACTCTTGACGCTCATCAGGTTTGCCAATCTTTTGTGAATCAGTTCCATGTCATTCGTCCTTTCCCTTGATTTTAATCCCCGCCAGCAGCCCCAGTTCCGCCGTCCACGCCGCGAACCATGCGACCGTCAGGCTATCCGGCACTACCTTGTCATGCGCGGTCAATACGAGCACCGCAATGCAGTACCAACAGAGGTTGAGCACTGCCGCGATGACGTACCTGTCCCGCTTTCTCATTCTGCCCCAGCGCTCCCGCGCCGCCGTCCACGCCTTTCTCACGACCGAACCTCCCACTCGTCGATCTCGGACTTGATCTTGTCAATGAAGCTATTGCCGCCCAGCGCCTTATAGCCTCTGTAGAGGTACAAAAAGTCCTCAAGCTCATACTGGCGGATCGTCTGGCTCTCGCGGTTCTTGTAATATGTGTGCAGCATGTTATGCCGCAGCCCACACTTTAGCGCGTCTTTGAGCTTGTCAAAGCCGAGCACCTTGTCCCGCACTGGCTTGATGAACAACGCCGCCGCCCCGATGATGACCGTCACCTCGGAGCACAGCGCCGCGATGCTTGCCAAATCTGTCATTCGTTTCCCTCCGTCATTTTGTTATCGCCCACAGCCCGACCGCGTGCCACAGGCACACCGCACCGTACACGCCCACGCAGATACGCAGCCCACGCCGCGCCTCTTGTGTCCCCCGTGAATCAAGCCACAGCGCCAGCAGCGGCACGATTGCAATTTTGTACCAAACCATCGTGACGACGCTCCGCAGCAGGGGGTTCAACTCCGCACAGCCGCGCCGCAGCGCCCACAGCGTACAGGCAAGGTCAAGCCAGTTCAGCGCAATTACCGTGATCGCCATGTTACCCCTCCATAATCGCCGCCAGAAGGTCCTCCGCCGTCACGCCGTACCGGTCGAGCCCGATGCGCGTCATTTCCGGCGGTTCGTCGCGGCAAGCCTCGATCAGCTCCATATCCGCGTGGATGGAGATGTGCACCGTTGCCTCCCACATTCCATTGACTGAAAGATCACCGTAGCTGCCGATCTTGTACAGCTTTCGCGCCTCCATATCCGCGATGAGAAAGTCACTGCCGTTGACCACTGCCGGAATGCCCCGTGCGGTGAGATAGTCACACGCCGCGCGGAGGATGCGGTCTCCGGCGCGACTGCGGTTTTTCTCCACCACGCAGATGCACAGGTCGCCGGGGAAAACAAGATCCACCATGCCGGGGCGATAGTCGCTGCGGAACACCGGCATATCGTATTCCCGTACAGTGTCGCCAAACGCATCGTCCGGCGCTGACCCGACCCAGTGCTTTTCTGCAATGTTGACGACCACACCGTCCTCTTGCACGCGCTCAAGACGCGCGATCTCCGCAAAGGCGTCCTCCGCGTTCAATCTTTTGTAGCGCATCCTTACCCCTCCCATTCTGATAAGCTGTGTAGTGTGACGTACTTTGCCTGTTCCTCTGTACTCAGCGCTGCGATCGCAGCGGCGCAATCCGTGTAAACGACAGTTTTCATCTTGGTATCTCCGCAAGAGCCAGAGGACGCGTTAAAGTTGGGGGCGATCTCCATGTCGGCGTCACTCGGCCGCAGGAGCACCAAGACCGCGCCATCCACTGACATGCTATAGTCAAGTAACCGAGAAACCCCAGCGCCGCAAATCACCGTGGTGTACTTTTCTCCTAAAATTTGCTCCTCTGGAACTCTGTCGAGGGAGCCCTCGCCGGAGATCGTCACGGTTTTTGTCTCCGCGTTGTAGCTCCAATATGTCCCGTTGCCAGCTCTTTTGAAACCATCCAACCCCTCCGGCACGTCCATCCCCTGCATATTGTAGGCGGGAGCGGACGCCTTGGCGTATCGGTATTCCGTACCCGCCCTTGCGTTGATGTAGAAATAGTTTTTACCGGTCGGGTCGACCGTGTATTTCATAACCTTTCCGTTTGGCTTTGTAAAACTGGCGCTGCCTGAGCCGATTTCCATTGCAATACCAATTTCCGCAAATGCGTTAATCAACAAAACGCCTTGTTCTTTAGCGGCTTCATCACTGGTATTGATTTTTTCGCATTCGTACCAGCCTTTTTCCGCGCAAAACGCGAGATTATCGTCCATCAGGCGGCAGAAGTTGTTGTATGCCTCCTCCGTCACGGTCACGGATTCGTCAAACAGCGCGCAAAAGAAGTTCTGCGTATAAATCCTGTCTTCGGCATTCTTCATGGAAAAATGCCGTTGGAGCCGCTTTATCAGCAGGTACTTGTACTGATTGGATGTGTAGCTCATACCCCGCCTCGCTTTCTTTGAATGCTGCCAAAGCGCTTGACCGCGTGGCGGAACTCGCCTATGGAAAAGTCCGGGAACAGTGTTTCGGTAAAATAAAGCTCTGAATAGGCGG